AAAGTATTTATGAAGGAAGGTCTGTGAAACTAGAACAAGAAGCGAAAGCACACATAGAAGGTACACGCATTAAGTTCTACGATGAGTTATCTCAACACGCTGAGCAGCTTGAGAAGTGCATCAAGAAGAATCTGCTACTTACGCATGAGAAGGATAAAGCCTTAGAGCATTTAACTGCGTGTCAGCTATGGGCAAAACACTGTGCTAAACGACACGGTATACGATAAAGAAAAGGGGAGCTTAGTGGCTCCCCTCTCTCGTTTGTTAGTCTGCAGCTAACGTATTAGCTGTCCCTTTAGACACTTGCATCATTCTACGTCTTGCAAGGTTTTCTTGGTCAACTATTAAGCGATACAAGTTAGTCTCGTATATACCTTTTTCTTCAGGTGTGAAATCATCATTACCTTTGATAAACTCTACTGCATCCTCTATAGACATATCCTCTGTTTCAAAGACACGGTCCAAGCTTTCAGAATAATACCCACGATTCTCATTCCAGACCATCTGAGCTAGTTTATTTTCAGCGTCAGACATAGCCTTGTATTCACCTTTGATGTACAGCTGATAGTCTTTACGTAACTCAGGCTCAGCAGAAGCATAACGTTTAAGTTGGTCTTCTACAACCTCACGATACAAAGACTCAAACCCTTTAAATTGTTTAGGCAGCATTAGACGTTTCTTTTCATCAGAGTAGTTTTGATACGTCTCCGTTTCCATGTACTGCTCCATGTCACGAGCCATACGTCCCTGAGCAAACTGTTGAAATCCTGTCTCAAGAAGTCTGTTCTTCTCTCTGTACGGATTGTACATTTTAAAAGGATCAAGCTGTAGGCGAGTAATCTCACGCTCTAGTGCGTTCTTAGGTGGTCTACCCACGAGTCCAGTAAGCTGCTTGTCAAGAGGATCAAGAATACGAAGAGGTCCGTCACCTAGTACGTTCATGCGAATAGCGTCATATTTAAGATCGTTACCGAATGCGTCTTGAGCATAGTCACTTTGGAACTGTGTACGTGTAGCTGAAGAGAAGAACTCTAGGTACTTCATAACGCCATCACTATCAATGTTTGTACCGAACATCTCATTAAAGGTGTTAGCCATTTCGTCAGTATTAAAGTCAGGCAACTGACGGGTCGCACGTTGGTAAAGATTCATTGGCACGTTCTTACCATACATATCAAGCATAGAGAATGTAGGATCTTCTGTGTTAGGGAGGTAAGCACTACGAGGATCGAACTGTCCGTAGAAATCTTTAAACACAGCCAGAGGGTAAGTTATGGGTATAACAGTATCAGCCATTGATCTGTTAAACTTATCCCAGCCCTGCCCATCAAGCCCTGCCATAACAGAATCAACAAAACCTGTATCAACACGGAACTCAGATGCACCAAGTATCTTAGCTAGATCAGCACGTACTTCCTTGCCAGGCTTGGTGGGCATACCCTCTAAGCGACGAGCAATGTAGTCTGTTGTATAGGCATGTGCAGTAAGTGGCCCCATAGCTGATTGACCGTCATATGTACGGTTGTTGTTAGGGTCAACTACCTCATTCCAAGACGTACCATCATAAATCTTATCTTGATATACACTCAGTAGACCTAAAGTACCTAAGGCACCTGTAGCCATTCTACCAAACTCAGCATCGTCTACACGCTTGCCTGCTGCAATACGTCTAGCTACAGTAAAGCCTGTGTAGTCTGACACAAACTTAGCCTGAGATGCAAGGTAGCGAGGGAATGGGATTGCCAGTGTAAGACCGTAGTTGTGAATAGTGCGGATAGCACTGGCTGCAGCCTTATTCATACCACTGGCGTCTTTACCACCGAACCTACGCTGGAATGTAAATGCTAGTGACTCATCTAGTGCTGTCTGCAGTATATCATCAGGCAAATCCTGTGTACGTCCCTTGCGCATCATATCCATAACGTCAGTGCCAAGCTGTTCGTTGCCCAGTTGCTTAAGTTGACGGTCAATACTTCCAGCAATAACAGCACGTTTAACTACACGATCTGACATAGTGTTCAGAACGTTCATAGCTGCACCTACTTTAGAGAACTTGTTGCTTCCTGTAATAGCTTCCTCAGCAATAGCTGCATCATAGAATACCTTTTGCATACGCTTAGGTGCGCTTTCATGAAGCAGACTCGTTAAAGCCTCAGCAACGTAGGTATCACCTGTGAGATACTTGAGGTGATCTGCTGAACCTCTTAGGGTAGATCCTGCTGATGCTTCTGCATTAGGACGTACAGCACGAACAGCTGCAGTGGATAACTGATCCACAAAATCAATACCTGTCATAGCTACAGAGAAGATGTTGTTGCGCATTGTAGTAGCAGGCTGAGATGTCATAAACATACGTCTAGCATTCTCAAGGTCTTTCAGGTTGTTAATCACAACAGAAGACATACCCTGCTTAACATCCTTCATGACCTTCATTTCATCAGATGTAACAGGAGACATGCCTGCCTCAAACAGTGAGTCTACACGCTTAGCGTATACTTTATCTTTAGCTGTACGAGAGCTACGCAAGATACGAGCAGCATCAGATACTTCTGAGGCGTATGCTACAGATAGTTGCTCACGAGACAGGCTGTACTTCTCTCTAATGGTATCTATGACAGCAAGAGCTTTACCATCGCCACTACTGATACTATCAGCAATGACCTCAGTAATACGCTTACCTTGTTTAATCATATCATCTGTGACACCCATCTCTTCTGCTACTTCATAGCCTGCAGCAGCAATACGCTGGATAGTGTCTACATCAAAACCTCCAATGATACCGTCTGGTAAATCAGAACTAAAAATGTCTTCACGTACAATCTTACCTTCTTCTACCATACGTGGATCAATAGCACGTAACATGTTGTTGGATACGTATTTAAGAAGTGCCTTACCCTCTTTAGTCTTCTTAGCTTTGGTTGACAACTTCTTAGCTGATTCTCTGGCTGCAGCACGGCGTACATTCATCGCCTCTTCGCCAGCCTGCCCTGCCTCTACTAACTTCTTAGATGCACGATTAGCAACAGTACGCCCTGCGCCATACAAGGCTAAACCAGGTGCGGCACCAACGACTCCTGACACAGCAGCCTGACTTAAGCTTATATCACGCTCCTCACCAATACTCTTACCGCCAATTTGACGGATACGCTGATTAGCTAAGTCTGTTAAGGCGGAGATACTACCATCAGCAGCTGCAGTAATGCCTGCCTTCTTAAGGGAGTTCATAGCAGCACCACGTAGCATAGAAGCTGACACAGCTTTACCTGCACCTTTAGCTAACTCAGCACCTGCTTTTATAGCTACAGCGCCTGTACCTGCAGTAAATAGACCTGCAGCAGCAGCGGCCATAGTTGTCGGGGATGATAATACAGCACCAGCGTAGTCCTGAAACTTCTCACCCCCACGGTCAAACCATCCCTCACCCTTAGCGTTATCAAAAGCAAACATCAAACGACTAAACGCCTCACGTTCTTGTTTTGGTGTATTGTTATCAGCAATGAACGAGTAGTCTTTGTACATTGTACGCTCATTGACTGTCTGGTAGCGCATATGCTCTAGGACTTTATCTGTGATGTCAGAAGCAGACATGTCCTTTAAGTCATCATCTGTGTACTGTAGGCGGTTACTCTTAAGAAAGGTTATGGAGTCCTTAAGGAAGGCACTATCAGTACGCAAGTCAGACAGTTTTTTGTCTTTCATTGCCTCTGTAGTGTAGTAGTTGTTTGTATCAGCCATTGTAATGCCTTACTCTTCTTCTAGGTTTTTCAAGGTAAGTTTAAAGACATCTGCCATTCTGTCAATGTCTAATATAGGCGCATTAGCAATGTAGTTACCAATAGAAGGATCGTCTTGGTTAGCTCTATAGAAAGCATTCAAGGACTTCTTAATATCCTCTTTACTGGACTCCTCTGTAATACCGTCATTCTCAAGATGTTCTAAAATAGATGATTGATTATCTGCAATAAACTGTGCTGCAGAAGTGTATTCTTTCTCAGCCATACTGGGTTCTGGCCCTTCCGCAAGGATATCTGTAGTTTTTTCTACCTCTGGTAGCCATGCATCTGGATCAGTATAAGCAGCGTCTATCTTCCGTATAGGCAAACCTCTATCTTTACGTTCTTGTCGTGTCAGTTTTTCCCAGTCTGAGTACGTTATATTTGAAACAGCGGCAGCCCTCTTCTCTGCGTTATCTATGTTAAGCTGTGCTGTAGCTGCTGCACCTGTTTCTCTTATAGACCCATCATCGACTACTTCTGATTTCATTTGATTCAATTCATTCTGCAATGCTCTCTTTATAATAGGATCTTGCTCTGCATCAATCTGAGCTTGTAGTTTTTCTATTTCTGTTTCAGGCTCTACAGCTTCAGGCTCTACAGGTACACTAGGAAGACCCATATCATCATCAGTTAGACCTACTACAGGTGCATTAGGAAGACTCGTATCATCATCAGTTAGACCTACTACCACTTCACCACGTGGTTTAACTTTAACACCCTTAATAATGGCTTCATAGTCTTCCGCAGTGAAAAGCCCCTTCTCATTGTAGATGCTATTGATAACGCCCATAGCTGTACCGTTTTCAATGTTCTGAATAAGCGTCTGTATTTCTTGTACGCCTGCAGTACCATTATCAATCTGTGAGAAGATACCCTCTAGCAGATTACGCCTTGCTGCAGGTCCAATCAAGCCAAGCCCAGCGCCAGAGTTAACGATGTCAAGCTCTAGCTTAGCCATAGCCATAGATGCTTCTAGCGCATTGTCACGCATAGCCTGTTTATCTTCTTGTGCAATACCTGTAGTAGTACGAAATGTGTCAGGGTTAGAAATATCTTCACCCGCCAGACGTGTAGCAAACATAGAGTTAAACTTACGCCGTGTACCTTCGTAGCTGCTACTATCGTAGTCAATGTCATCAAACAGTACATCACGAGTACGTGTAACACCAGGTACAACTTCTTGCTTTAGTCCCTGTGTAGCTTGGAAGTACTCTAAATCAGAGACATCATAACCCATGATCTTCATAGTTTCTAGTTGCTTCTCAGCAGATAGATTTGGGTTGTATCCTAAGAATTCAGATAGACTTGTACCTCTTGCACGTACCTGTGCGCCTTCACTCTTAGGGTCAGCCTCTTTCTCAAGTGCTGCAGTCTGAAGACCCATAATCTGAGCAATGGCCTGTTCACGTGTTACGTTCTCTGGTAACACAGTGTCAGGCATATCAATGACGTTAATGAAGTCTTCCTTGTTTATGCCAGCACGTCCTGCAGCAGTTCTCTGTGTATCTTCTTGTACGATACTACTGTAGAGTTTAGTAATATCTGTACCCTGAGCTAGTGCTACAAACTCTTCATCTGTAACATTGTAGCGTGTCTTGAGCATATCACCTATCTCAAGGATGTTCTTATACTCACCCTGCGCCTGCATGTAACGTGGAGCTACAGCCTTAGCAGAAGCAATACCATCATCCACGAGAGCCTGAATACGCTCCTGTCTATCTTTAAGATTACCAACAAACGTGTTAGCAAAACTTGTAGCGAAACCTGCTGCAAAACTCATCTTATTGTCCTCGCGCCATTAGCCCTACAGACTCTTCTGCAGGCATCTCTTGTTGTAATTCTTGTGGCTCTTCTTGCTGTACTTCTTGTGGCTCTTCTAGCTGCTGCTGTGTTTCCATCATAAGCTCTTCACCTTCGTCTGCCTTGGCAGGTACAATAGAGCCAGTACGCATAGCAAGTTTAGCAGATAGCTTAGCCTTACGCTTCTGTTCAGCCTTGGCATCTTTGTCATCGTATTCTGCCATAGTCATCTTATAGTCTACACCTACAACGTCTGCCAGAGACTTGATGTGAGCTGCTACAAAGGGGCGCAACAAGAGTTTAACGTCTACTGTGTGCATCCCTTCCATGACACCCATGCCAAGCATAGCACCAGCAACAGTGTCAATGGGGATGCCTACATCAAGCATATCCATTACATCATCTACAATCTCTTCATTACCTAGCTTCTCCATGTACATCTCAAGAGCGTCCATAGGATCAGAAAACTTAGAGGGTTTCTCCCACGGTGCATTACCGGGTTCTGCTGTAAGAGATTGACCTGGGATAGGTCCATCAAAGGGTGATAATGCCATAGTGTTATACCTTACTTAGTGAAACCAGCGCCAAAGTAGAGACCTACGATAGCGGATACGATGTGTGTGTCTAGGGGTGTGATTACAAAGCCACGTGCTGCCTGCCATTTAACTGTACCGTCACCACCAAAGATCCAGTTAAACAAACCGCCCTGTACCTCAGTGTAACCTACAATAACGCTAACCTCAGGATACCATACAGCCACTGCCTTTGGCAAGACTATAATAGCAAAGATTGCAGATAGTGCTATGAGCCTACGTGTCCATGCGAAGTGCTTATCTGTCTTGCCAGCGTTACGTGCTTCCGTTACACCGCCAAGGAGTATTCGCTGTTGCTCTGCTTTGTTCTTAGCGTTCTGTCCTATCATAGACATAACTCCACCCAGCACGGTAGAGAAGAGCATTGTGATGAGTTCTAGGGGTAAGCCAAACATTAGTTACGTGCCTTGGGTCTCAAAGAAGTAACTACGGCTGTATCTTCTGTTTTAATAGGTGCTAAAGATTTAAACATAGGCTCTAAGTCTTTCTTTACCGTATGAATACCCTGACCGTATTTATCAGTACCGTCTGCTTTTGCTACAGAGGCCCATATGTTAGCTATCTTATTTTGAAAAGAGTCTTGACTTCTCTTACCGTTAATATACGAGTTATACCCTGCTTCCTTTAGTGCTAAGAAGCCTATTTCCTCTTGTATTGCTGGGGTATATACTGTATCTTCTGTTAACCCTAGTTTATCAGCCCAAGAATCTTTTTGCGGATTGGCTGCTGTTCCGTTTTCACCAAACAGAGAAGTTTTTATTACTTGGTACTTACCTACAGCACTTGTTCCTTTAGTTGTGCCTTTTACCTTACCTTTAGTTGCGGCTATCAGCTTTCTTTGATACGCTTCAAGTTCTTTCATTGTCATTTCAGTCACAGGTTTATCTGGTGCTAGAGCACTACCGTAACCATAAACCATATCATATTCTGTAGATCCTATTCCATACTTATTTTGGGCTTTTAGTTTTTTAGGGTCTGCCCCTTCTCCAAGAGCTATTCTATCAAGTAAGTCTTGAGTAGGCCCATCATCCAGAACACCCATATAGTTATCGTCATCAGGGAGCCCCATCTCATCGTCTGTTAACCATGACCTAGCCTTAGGGCGTAAAGGCTTCTCAGGAGGTACAGGACTCATAAGACCAGTGCTCTCAGTCTCTGCAGTTACAGGTGCAGACTCCTCTACATCTTTAGCGGTGTCGGTAACAAGCTCATAAGGACGAGCAACAGGGCGAGTAATAGTGCCTTCTGGTGGTTCTTTACGATATGCTTCACTTCCACCCTCCACTAATGATTGTGTAATACCTGCTGCTTCTCTTTGCTGAGCATTGAGTAGAGCAGACTCTCTTGCTAGAGTTTCCATAGTAGGAGCAAGCTCTTCACGTGCCTTATTTACCTTCTCCTCAGAAGCTGTCCACCAATCAGCAAAAAACTTCATAACAGAAGAAGTACTATCCTCTGCTTTAGGTTTAGATGCAATACCTGTCTGTTCAGATTTAGGCTTGTATGCCTCCTCCTGAAAGTACCGCAGTATCTCTAAAGGATCCGTTGTCTTAGGGGGTTCTGTAAAGCCTGCCATTATCCTATTGCTCCAAAGGTCTTCTTAAGTAAGTAATCCGCAGCTACAGCAGCTATTGAACCTGCTGCACTGCCTTTAGCTGTAGCAGCCGCACTGTCTCTTTGTATCTCTGACACTAGAAGATTGTTCTCTCTAGTCAAAGCACTCTCTGCTGAACGCCAAGCGTAGTCAAGTGCGTCACGTTCCTGCTGTAGGATATTGTTGTACGTAGTCTCAGTTAAGCTGTTAGCTTGTTGTGCAGCATCACGGTTAGATTGGTTCTGTGCAGCGTTGTCCATTGTAGTAATAGCTTGCTCCCACTGAGCATTAGCTTGCTCAACTACAAGTGCGTTGTTAGCGTTGAACTGATCCCGTGCGTTCTGTTGTGCTGCGTTGAATTGCTCTATAGCGTTAGCCTCGCCAGCGTTAAAGCGGTTCATAGCATTAGTTTGCTCTTGGTTCTGCAAAGCGACTTGTGTAGTCAAGTTATCGTAGAACTGATTAGTCTGGTTCTCACTTGCAGCATTAAACTGCTTAGCAGCATTCTCAGCAGCCTGATCCGACAGCAGAGCTTGTTGTGTAGCCTGAGCTTTGAACATAGCCATTTGCTGTTCATTATTCAAGTTAGTCATGTCTAACTCAAGGAATGCTTTAGCGTTTTGAGCAGCAGCCTGTTGACGATTATTGAGATTCGCCATATCCATGCCAGCATACGTAGCTGCATTCTGTAGAGTAGCAGCCATGTTAGCATCTAGCTCAGCAAGACCGATAGTCTGCATCATCTTAGAGTTATGCAAAGCATTCTGCTGTTGTGCAGTAAACGTAATGTTAGCAGCATCAGCATACCGTGCAGCATTCTGAATAGATACTTGCTGTTCGTTACTCAGTACCTGAGCCTGCAGAGATGCAGCTAAGTTAGCGTTTGTGATATACGCCTGTGACTTACTGCTAAGATTAGCTAGGTTAATCTGTAACTGATTAGCATTATTCTGCATGGAAGCTTGTTGCTTGTTATTCAGATTAATGTTTGCTTGCTCAGCATAACGTGCAGCTACAGCAATGTTAGACTGTTGCTGATTGCTAAGGTTCTGTCCCTGGAGTGTAGCACGTATTTGTGCATTAGCAATCTCTGCAGACTGGCGGTTAGACAAGTTAGTCTCTTGTAGTGAAAATGCCTGTGCGCTACGTTGGAGGTTAGCCTGTTGTTCATTGTTGAGGTTCTGAAGAGCTAGACCTTGCTGTGCTGCAGCATTAGACAGAGCAACCTGTTGACGGTTATTCAGGTTCTGCATACCCATCTGTGCAAAGGTGTTAGCATCCTGCTGCGCAATAGGTAGAGCAGATTCCATAGCAGCCTGTAAGATGGCTGCACTAGCCATACTAGAAGCCCCTAATCCACGAGAGGCCATTACAGCGTTAGCAGCCCGCATAGCCCCAGCCGCCCAAGCAGGAGTACCGTCATCAAAGTCTTTCATCAACTGCGACAACTGACCTTCTACAGTAGCAAGAGCCTTTACTTCGCCTTCCATAGCAAGGGCAAGAGTACCATTATCTACAGAGAACTTAGCTAGTTTAGCAGCTACAGGGTTAGCTTCTGGGCTAAGACCAGCGTCTGTAATAGCTTTAGCTTGAGCCATCTGATCTTCTGCTATTAGTGCGGCAGAAGGTAACTCTTCAGGTTGAACCTGAGAAGTAGCCGCTACCGCTTCAAGTAGAGCGTCAGACTGTGCAATGTTAGCTTCAATAGCCTTTAGGTTTTTACCTTTAGCTTCTGCTAACTGTTGCTTAGTTACTTCAAGGTTTACGTTCTCATTTACTTTATTGATGCGGTTTTCCGCTACAGTGTTGACCTCAGAAGCTAGAGCGTCTTCTGATACAACACCCTGCTCACCTAGAAATGTAGAGCCAGCGGAGAGACCTGCTGCTGTAGCAGCTTTAGCCCGTTCTAGTTCTGCCTTAGCCTTATCTGTAATCGTAGTAGCATCATAAGTAGCTGCAGCCTTAGCTTTAGGAGCTACAACATCAGGGGCAGTATCTGCAGTAGTGACAGTAGCTTGTTCTGCTGTTTCATCAGCTTGCCCTGTACCTTCAGCCATCTTACCTGCTGCACGTTGTTCGTCACTTACAGTAACTACATCAGCTTTAGTAACCATAGACATAGGGTCTTCTAGCGTAGTAGCGCGCATCTCTGTAGTGCTAGGCATACCTACACGTTCTACGTTAGTTTGTGCTTGAGACAAAGCTGCCTTAGCATTAGTTACTTTAACTTGCTGTTCATCAATCAAGCCTTGAATAACATCACGCTGAGGGTCATCTGCAGCCATATTAGCAAGCTGTGTAGTGTACTGCTGTAGGAGGTTTTGCTCTGTAGAGAGGTTACTCTGTGCCGTATCTAGGTTAGCACGTGTTTGCTCTGGTGATACTGTGGCTTGTTCAGCGGAGTACGTCTTATACTGGTCTAGCTGTTGTTGATACTGTGCAGCTGCTGCGTCTACCTGTTCTTGAGTACCTATAGAACCAGCAGCTTTAAATGAAGCAGATAAAGCGTTTGCACGTCCTTGGGCGTAGTTAATGTTACGGTGCCTAGTATCTATTGAAGTACCATCTGGGTATACTATACTGTAAAAGCTACCCTTCTTAACTAACGTATAGTTATCTGGGTTTTCCTTAATAGTAGTATTAGCTACATTAGTATCTACGGTAGATTTAGCCCAAGTCTTGTCAGCCTCTAAGTTCAAGTTTACACCAGTAGTACCCTCATTCCATTTAGGCTCTTCAAAGGCAGCATCAATAGCAGAGGCACTATCAGTGTATATATTTTCTGGTGCAGTAGGTAGACCCTGTGATGGATCGTAGAAACCACCAGCGTCAGTACCTTGAGATACAGTACCACGACCTACACCTACTTTACCTGCCTGTAAAGCATCATCTGACGTGATCTTTCCGTCTTTGTTAAAGTCATACTGCAGGTCTACAGGAGAGGCTCCCGTAGTCATCTTCATAATATCCTGTAGGGTTTGGTTTGTTATATCACCTGAGTACAGAGAAGGAAGTTCTACAGGCTGTCGAGGCATTACAGGCTTATATGATACATCATCATTATAACCTGGCTGAAACACTTCTTGCCCTGTAGTATAAGTTGGGCCTTGTTGCCCTGCACCCATGTCAAACCCACCAGTAGTGTTAGGCGTAGTAGTAGCTACACCGTACTGTTCAGGAAAGTTCTTCTGTCTATTAGATAACTGAAAAGGTGTTAAGTTTTTACCTGAAACAGGATCGTATGTCTGTTTGTTCCAAGCAGCAGTACCTTTTTCAGGGAGACCCCCTTGGTTGTAACCCTGCTTTTTAGCCATGCCACCAGCTGCCATACCAATACGCTTCTGCGCTAGTTCAGCCATCTTACCAACACGTGCTGCAGCACCAGGTTGAGATGCTAAGAACTTAGCCTGCTCATCAGCCTGCATACCCTGCATCTCAGGTATAATCTTACCCATCTGTTCAGGAGTGAAACCTGCAAATCGTTTAGCCATTATAGTAGTCCTTATTAGTTACCTAGTTTCATCCAGATTGCAGCCCCGATGAAGGTAAACACAGCAATGGTTGTTATCTTTACAAACGTATTCCATATACTCAAGCGCGTCTGACGCCAAGTGTCAAGCAAGCTACGGATCTCACGAATGTCTACAGCAGCTGTCTCATCCTGCAAGCCCAACTCACGCAGGACTAACTTAGCCCCACGCTTAGCTGAACGATCTAGCATCTCTTCTAGCTCTTCTGTAGTAAGCTTAATCTCTGACATAGTTAAACCCATTTTAGTGTATCTGTCAAGTGCTATTAAACAACCCGTACTTTGAGGTTCTGCGCAGCGTTAGATGTTACCCTGACTGTAGTGCTATCGGGGAAATCGTAGTCGTAATCAGTCCCCAGAATTGCACCCTTGTTCAAACTCTCAGCATCGTAGTTGATAGACACACCATCTGAGCTTGGAACATCTGACGAAGCAGAACCCAAGTATAAGCCGATCATCAAGTCCAAGCTATCACCCAACGTGTAGTGGTTGGGGTCTGTGACAGCCTCTAGCTGAGTTTTGTCCATGCGGTTAGGTGCTACTTCAGTCAGTGCTTGCTGAAGTGCATATAGCTCAGAGTTGGTTGTTGAGTTAGCCCAAGTTGTTGATGTTGTGTATCCTACAGAACCAATGTCGTATTCACTTACATCATTTCCTTGTTCGCCAAAAACAAACATCTTACTTCCGTCTGATTTAAAAGAGATAGCCTTTGGATAAATCTCCTCAGTAGCTACACTAAAACTTTGAGTATAAGAGGCTGTAGATACATCCCATGCGGTAGTTAGCGTATACTCATATGCATTGTTATTTTGATCCCCAAGATGGAACATCTTAAGACCATCAGGCTTAAAGAAGATACCACCGACATCAGTGTCTTGAGAGCTAAAACCAAAGGTCTGAACGTATGATGCAGTGGATACATCCCAAGCGGTACTCAAGGTATACTCATTTACATCATCCCCAGTAGCGCCAGCAACATACATTTTAAGTCCATCAGCCCTAAAAAATAAACCGCTAGGATTTGTTTCTTGACCGCTTACAGAAAAACTCTGACTATACGAGGCTGTAGACACATCCCAAGCTGTACTTAAGTTATACTCATTTACATCGTCTCCGCTTTTACCGCAAAGATACATTTTTGTACCATCTGTCTTAAAAAACAAACCTGAAGACGCTGTTTCTTGACCACTTATATCTTTGCTGTTGGTACTATACACAGAAGTACTTACATCCCACGCAGTGCTTAAATTATATTCGTATACGGTATGAGTACTAATAGATACCATATACATCTTCGTACCATCAGGCTTGAAAAAACCAGTCCTCATAGAACTAGCTTGAGAAGTAAAACTAAAGTTTTTATTATTAAATACTGCCGTAGATATGTCCCAAGCGTTAGCAACACTGATTGCACTATTATACTGCCATGTGCCGCCGTTATCCCGTACAATCGGACGTACACCATCAGCCTCTTTAATAACCGACCAAGTGGTGCGATCATCAGTGGACACAGCGTAATAAGCTGCACCAGCACCAGCAATATCGTCTGTGGTCATACTGTTAATGTCAGTCCAGTATTCGGTGTCAATCTGGCCGCCAGCGTTGGTGATGGAGGGGATGTAGCCAGTAGCTGATACAAAAGTGCCTAAGTTGTATTCATATACTTGGTTATAATCATCCCCAACCATATACATTTTGACGCCGTCTGGGTGAAAAAATATATTGTTAGGGGATCCATCTTGAGAAGCTACGCTAAGCAGTGTGCTGTACGAAGCTGTTGACACGTCCCAAGCCGCACCTAAAGAATACTCATTTATTTCATTGCCGGCTTGCCCACAGACGTACATCTTTTTGCCGTCCGGCTTAAAGAACAAACCACGGGGCGTCGAATCCTGACTCCCTACATAAAACCGTGTGCTGTACGAAGCTGTTGACACGTCCCAAGCCGTGCTGAGACTCCATGCGTTTACATACGCATAATTAAGCCCAAGGTAATACATTGTTGTCCCGTCTGGGTGAAAGAAAATAGAAAAAGGATTTGCATCTTGGCCTGTACCCGACCCGCCTACATTTAAAGTTTGATTGCTGTAAGAAGCGGTCGATATATCCCAAGCAGTGCTTAAACTGTAAACGTATACTGAGTTTCCAGTATCCCCCATTATAAACATTTTGAGGCCGTCAGGCTTAAAGAAAACATCTCTTGGAAATGAATCTTGACTGGATACACTAAAGTTTTGGCTGTAGACTGACGAAGATACGTCCCAAGCCGTCGATAAATTATATTCGTTTACGTCATCGCCTGAAGTGCCAGTCACAAACATTTTGAGGCCGTCAGGCTTGAAGAAGATGCCTTGTGGGGCAGTTTCTTGGGGATTTACATAAAAAAGTGTTGTGTATACTGCCGTAGAAAGATCCCAAGTATTTTCGGCTGCGCTACTCATCTCAAGGCCATCGGTAGCATTTGCAGTAACGGCGGTCATTGACCAATCGCCAGCGGCAATAGTGCTACTGTCGGTAAATGCTGTTGTTTCAACGTAAGACCCATCGGTAGCAGTCAATACCACAGCGCCGCCATTGCCTTCAATGGTTTTACCTATGTCTGAAGATGCGAAGGAGCCTGTGCCGAGGATTAGGGTTTGAGTGAGGTCTAGGTCATATTCGTGTACGTTACTACTACCCTGACCAGTAACGTACATTTTAGTGCCATCAGGCTTGAAGAAGAGACCATGGGGTGCAACATCTTGATAAGCTACATAAAAGTTCTGACTGTAAGATGCTGTAGATACATCCCAAGCTGTACTTAGGCTGTACTCATTTACGTAATCTCCAGAGTACCCAAGAATATACATTTTAGTGCCGTCAGGCTTAAAGAACACGCAGGTTGGATTACCCTCTTGGCTACCAACATTAAAGTTTTGACTATAAGATGCAGTAGAAATATCCCAAGCGGTACTTAAGTCATATTCGTTTATATCATTGCCAGCATCCCCAAGAATATACATTTTAGTGCCGTCAGGCTTAAAGAACATGCCGCTTGGATTAGACTCTTGGCTACCAACACTGAAGTTTTGACTATAGGAAGCAGTAGATACATTCCAAGCTGTGCTTAGGTTGTATTCGTTTATATCATTGCCAGCATCCCCAACAATATACATCTTAGTACCGTCAGGCTTAAAGAACATATCGTTTGGGTTTGTGTCCTGAGAACCTATATAAAATCTCTGAAGGAAGGATGCTGTAGAAACATCCCAAGCTGTGCTTAAGTCGTATTCATTTACGTCATCTCCACTCCAACCAATAACATACATTTTAGTGCCATCGGTCTTGAAGAAGACACCTGTTGAAGAACTCTCTTGAGAACCTATATAAAAGCTCTGAAGGAAGGATGCAGTAGAGATATCCCAGCCTTCACTGAATGGCGTCAGCGTCGTATCATAAGCAGTATCCAGGCGATCATAGTTTGCACCACTAGATGCAACATCCCACGCACCTTTGCTGATTATACCAGTTTGCGGCACTTCTTTAGTAACAGAAACAACAGGCGCTGGCGACAAGGCAGACGACAGAGCAATGCTTGCTGTTTCACCAGAAGCAAAAGACTTGGTTAAACTACCCGCAGTTACGCTAATACTATCCAACTGTGTTTGGATGCTGCTGGTTACACCGCTGAGATAGTTGATCTCCTGTGTAGTCGCAACAGCACCATCAAGTTTGTTAAGGTCATCAACAGTAGCTGTAACACCGTCTAGGGTATTCAACTCAGCAGCAGTAGCAGTTATAGCTGTACCATCAAGGGTAAGAGTGTTCACCGTAGCATTTCGGTTACTGTCAATAACTGTATTACCTGAAACTTTAATAGCCATCTTCGTGTCCTTCCACTATTAGCTTATTGTAGCCACAGTATCTATTGTACCTGTGATCTCTAGATTGCCAGACGCATCTAGCTTCATCTTGTTATTTCCACCTGCAGCGAAGTACAAAGACCCGCCAGACTCCGTGATAGTCCAATCACCTAAGTCTACTGTAGTGGCGTTAAGTGTTACAAACGTAGGGCTGTCTGTTGTAGCTAAGCCCTGATCAATAGCATCAAGGTTAGCGTCATAGCCCTGAACGGTACTGCCAATGTCAGCATCAAATAGTGCAGTACCAACATCAAAGGCAGCAGCATTCCAAGCACTACCAGTCCATATGAAGAGGTTATTAGTAGATGTATTCCAATACAAAGCACCTGTCAGTAGTGCATCACCATCGTTGTCGAGTGTAGGTGCGGAAGCCTTAGCCCCTAGATAACGGTCATCAAGGCTGTCAAAGGATGCGGCAGCAGAGGCAGCGCTACTACTTGCGTTAGTCTCACTTGTAGCAGCATTAGTTTCACTTATAGCCGCAGCAGCCGCACTTGATGCAGCAGAAGTTGCACTACCTAAAATGCTATCCACATAAGCCTTACGTGTAAGGTCATCATCTGCTGTCGGGGTAGCAGTAGAGGTAGCTTTGTTAGCACCCAACACAATGTTGCCTGTCATGGTGCCACCAGACAAGTTCAACTTAGTTGCATCAGCTGTATCTACATACGCTTTAGTTGCTGCGTCTTGGTTAGCTGTAGGGTCACCTAGTCCTGTAATCTTGCTAGTACCCATAGCAATAATACCTGACATAGTACCCCCAGCCAGAGGCAGCTTTGTAGCGATACTGTTAGTTACTGTAGTACTAAAATTAGCATCGTCACCCAGAGCAGCAGCAAGCTCGTTAAGAGTGTCTAGTGCAGCAGGCGCAGAAGCAATAACATCAGAGATAGATGTATCTACGTAGCCTTTGGTAGCTGCGTCGCCTGCATTTACAGGGGTAGTAAGATTGGTTATTGTAGCAGTTGTGCCAGCGTTCATGTTTAGTGTGCCATTAATGACAACATCATTAAACGAAGAAGACCCGCTAGAGGCAGTAATGTTACCCGTAACGTCTCCCGTCAAATCGCCAGTCACATCACCCGTAACATTACCCGTTAGATTACCTGTTACGTTACCCGTAAGATTACCAGAAAACCCCGTAGACGCTGTAATGAGTGTTCCTGTGATAGCTTGAGCGGAAGAACCTCCAATAACAGTACCGTCAATAGTGCCACCATCTATATTGACAGTAGGCAAAATGGACAGACCAGTGACACTAAGAGTGCTGTCCAAGACAGTTGCACCTGTAACGTCCAGTGTACCTGCAATGTCTGCATTAGCACCAGTGAATGTGATAGCTGTAGTAGCACCACTCTTCAGTACAAGATTACCTGTGTTGCTTGTGAGGGTAGCGTAAGTATTACCAGCATCCTTGAGTACTACATCACCGCCATCAGCATCAAGGTTAATATCACCTGATACATCAAACGTCATGTCACCTGTTACAGTGTATGCGTTATCAGTGATTACAGTATTGTCAGTATCGCCAACACTTACTGTATCAATGAATGCTGTACCATCTACGTAAACATTCTTAAACTCTAAGGAAGAAGTACCGAGGTCAATGTCATTATCTACTACAGGTACAATCAGTCCGTCCTGAAAGCGGAACTGCTCAGTAGATGTACCCGCTACCTCAACCCAAACACCAAAGCGATTATTTACTTGGCTTACCTGTATCTTATTTAAAGCATCTAAATCAGCAATCAGAGGTACATATGAACCCTCATCAGATGTACCGTCATGCTTGTGCCCTGTAGTACCTGTGTCGCTTTGTGCAAAAGCATCACGTAGTTTGTTGTACTCTGAGTTGATAGGCGCTGCACGTACTACCGCCGTAGGTACAATGTCTGCAACAGATTGGCGTGTATAGCCTGACATGTTTGTTTTCCTCTTCTAGCGCCTGTCGTGTAGGCCGTATGTTAGTGTAATAGCTTGAATAGTATGACTAGGTTTTGTATTATTTGCAACATAGCGCACTGAGACAGATTTAGCTGAGCCTGATATAGTCGTACTCTCTACAGGTGACGGGTTACCATCATAAATGTCTGCGGTGTCGTAGGTAGCTTTATCATAGTAAGCTGCAGCGCCTGCAGTAGACAACTCATAATCAGACCCAATAGTTACGGAAGGGTTACTGTAGTCATAATCAACAGCCATGTTAACAGTTACTTCACCCTCAGAACGCATGTACGTATCTACATCATAGAAGGACTTACGTACTGCAGGGTCATCCATGTAATAGAAGGGTGTTTGAAACAAGCTAAAGATGTCTCTACCATCAAAGTCATTACCTACTTCTTGACGGAAAACATAACCAAAACTATCTCCATGTATCACAAACTCTTCATCACCAATGTAGCCACTGTCTGCACAGTTGACTGATACACCTACTAACTGACTAAATTCAAACCCTGCACCACCCTGACCGCTACGCCTGATAGCGCCAATGATACCAAGGGAGTCTTGATTAGTAAAGAATAAACGAAACTGTGACTTCTTTTTTAGTACTACAGTAGTCATTGTAGCAAGATCTTCGTTAGCTGTGTAATCCTCAAAGATAGACTGAATAGGCTTAGACAACGTAGCTAACTCAATATCACCAATGCGGTTAGTACCAGTTACGGGTCTAATACCATCAGGTGCTAAGAAAAGTATCTCACCGTTAAACTCTGCTACACTATCTGGGGCAACACAGCCAAGGTTAGCAGTAACTGTTTGTAGTGTGAAGTCAGCAATGTTATTGCCCACTAAGCGTTTAATGTTATTACGCCCAAAGATATACATCTCATTACGGAATGTCTTAAGCTGAACAACCTCAAAGCCTACGTTAATAACGCCACCATCTGTCCAATTAGTTTCATCCATAGGGGAACCAAAGTATAAGTTGTGAGGCTCAGAAGGATCACCAGCTAGAAATAAATGATTGTTAAACGATGCAACTAAACTAGGTGCGCTGGGCGCATATCCGCCATTAAGCTGTACGTATGTCGTACCGTCCCATGTAGAAGCAGGGTTAACGCCATCAACCATAGCAAACTTAGGAGCACTCCAGTTAAAGCTTTCAAAGCGTACCTTAGATACACCAACCATAGTAGGAGAACCTACGCTAGTAACAGCATCCCACGACTCTGTAGAGTTGTTCCACTTGTGCAAGTAGTTATTACCAGAGACAGGCTTACGTGCAGCAAAGATACCATCATTGATATCAGCAGATACGTGTACACCTAGCACGGGAGTATTAGCTTCACCGGGTACTTCACCGTATGTGTTGGTATACCCTGAGATACGTCTATAGCCGCCATTCAAGGCAGGCTCGTAGTTAATCAGACGTAATGCTGACCCCGGCATCTGACCGCCCTGTGTCAGAGGGTCTTGGTTAACTACCAAGCCGCCCGTACAGGGTGTAGCAAAGGTACGTAGGTTATCTGCCATTATTTAATGCCTGGCTGTGAGTTGAAGTGCTTACCAGCAATAACAGTGGATGTAAGGTACAGAGGACTGTCAAGCAATAGGCGGCGCATGTTGTCCATACCCTGCTCAAACTTCTGTTGATGCAAAGCAGCGCTCTGCTCATTAGCACGAAAGCGCATGAGGTACATTACTGCACCGTCAACTACAACAGTGTTAAACCTATCAGGTACAATACACTCATCGTTGTAGGTTGTCATATCAGAAGGGTAGGACCAGTAGCGATACTCAATCTCATAAGCATCATCAGGAAGCGGCGTAACACCAAACTTCAGATCCTCTGTCTGGTAAATCTTAGTAGGGACGCTGTAAGCGTTTGTGCCACCTACATCCTCACCAGAGCGATGATACCTAAGATAATCCTCATACGTAATGACAGGGAGCTTCTCAGGTGTGTTACTTTTAGAAGATAAACTCTTAATGTAGAAAGTGTCCCAGTCTACCTTAGAGGCATCAGACGCCAGTGCGTAGATACCTGTACCAGCAGTCAAGGCTTGCGTATATGTTGTAAAAGTAAAAGGCCATTCTTGTGTGAACTGCAGAAGCTCACGTACAGAGGAGTTAATAGCATCCTTAGCTAAACCCTGTAGATTACGGGCATCACTAAAGCCATCGCCACCGATGTCCAGCTCTACTTCGTTAACACGGCGTAGTGCTTGATTTACGAGTGTAACATAGTTAGCCATAGTTGTCCCTCAGAAAGCAAAGAGGGGCCAGCCTCATGAGAGACCAGCCCGACTTATTAAGTGTGATTAAGCAGCGTTGTAACGTACTGTGAGGAGTGCCTCTGGACGCAGAATCTTGCGGCCATAGAGGTGCATACCACGCACGATGTCAGCAAAGCTGTCTGGGTCACGGTAGTTCTCAACTTTGTTGATCTGCTCAGCAGAAGCAACAGCATCGTCCTGACCAGCTACGATAACACCGTAGTTAGTGGACTGTGCAGTTGTACCAGAAGTACCAGCACCTGTACCAGCAGCAGGAAGAGCGTTGGACTGATAAACACGGAAGCCGTGAATGTTGTTCAACACCAGACCGTTTTGCAGGCCAGCGCCACCGAAGTCGCCGTTCAGCATACGTGAGTCTTCATCTTTCAGCATCTCAATAAATACTGGATCAAGAACAACCCAACGTCCACGTGATTCTACATTTGCTTGGTCCATCTTACGAGCCATACGTGCAAGTACGGTCAATGGGGAAACAGTTGTAGCTGACAGGGCAGTTGCACCTGGCAAACGTGGTGCCAATGGTACGGAGTCACCTGCAGTAGCTGAACCAGAAATGGTCAAGTTACCGAAGTCAGTTGCGTCCAAGTGGTTTGCAGTGATGTATTCACCAGTGGCTGTCTCTGTAGTTTGCTTGTCACCAGCAGAAGTAGTGATGAAAGCACCTGCAGTTGTGTGGCCTGAGAGGTACGACAGTACGTCTGTGTCCATAGCATCAGCCATCTTATAGGCAGCACGATCAGCAGCCAAAGAGGTGAAGTCTACGTTTGCAAACTGCTCTTCAATGTCATCCATTTTGAAAGCAAAGTAGTTAGCTTGGTCAATGGTGAGCGAGAAGTCAGAATCATCAAGCTTCTCTACTGAGATACCTGTGTGACGCTGCAGAGCGTTGACTGTTACGTCTGGCTCTTTTTGAATG